GTACATCCTCATATTTTTCAGGCTATTTAGTCTGTTAGCCAAGAGTGAAACAACTCAATCATAAAGGAGATAAAAATGGCAAATCACGAAAAGAAAATAACATTAACAGATTTACAACAGAAGATTCTGTCTAATGATTTATACAATGACGTATCAGACAATAAAGGTATAGACGAGTGGTTAGATGGTGCAATCAATGGCAAGTTAAATAACTGTTGGAAAAGATTTCAAACAGAGTGGACTACAAAGTTGATGAACGACAGTAGCTTCACAGACCCCATACCAAGCAACCAAGCAGACTTTGTTGCACTTGTAACTGCAAGAAGTGACTATAAGACACGCAAACAAAGAGATGATGCTAGTAAAATTAGCTAGGAGTAAGTAATGGCATTAACAAAAGTAATAGGAGCAGGTGCAGAAGGTTTAACCTTATCAAGCACCAGTCTTACAGTAGCAAATGGTTTGACACTTACTGATGGTAATGTGACGTTAGCAAGTGGTCATGGTATTGATTTTAGTGCGACTGCTAACAGTAGTGGTAGTATGACTGGTGAACTTTTACAAGATTATGAACAAGGCACTTGGACACCAACGATTACTGGTGGTTTTTCAAGTGTTACCATAAGTTATCTAAAAGCATCTTACACTAGAATAGGAGAGGTTGTTCATATATTTCTTTCTATGAAATTTGATGGTACAAATGCTGGAGCTAGTTTTGTTTTAAGTGGATTACCTTTTACTTCAAAACCTGCATCAGCAAATTATGGAAATGGAACTGGAGCAATAGGATATTCAACTTTAGATACTTACTTAAACAATTCAGTATCTACAGCTTATGTTTCTCAAAATAATACTACTTTTCAGTTTTATACTATGGGTGGTAGTGCTGTTGCTTCAAATGCTAATGCAAGTAATGATTGGTTAGAGCTTACCTTAATGTATCCAGCACAATAATTAGGAGTTTTAAATGACAATAAAAAAAGAAGTACAAATTGGTAAAATAGAAATAGTGAGTGGTTGGAATGTTCAAGTAGCTACTGATACAATTATCAAAGAAGATGATATAGAGATTAGTAGGTCAAGGCATAGGCATGTTCTTGCACCATATACATCATCAAAAAGTAAAGATGGTAAGTGGACACACACAGACACAGACATAAGTGCAGAAGCTAGTGAAGTACAAGCAATAGCCAATGCAGTTTGGACAGATACAGTCAAAGCAAACTACAAAACATTTGTGGAATCACAAGAGGTATAAACAATGGCATATATAGGAGTCAGTCCATCTAATGGAGTACGTAGGGTTCACACCTACACTGCCACAGCATCGCAGACCACATTCAGTGGTGCAGGTGCAGAGGGTACATCTTTAAGTTACAAAGACAGTAACTTTGTAGATGTGTACCAAAATGGTATCAAGTTAGGTGACGCAGACTATACATCAACAAGTGGCACATCAATCGTACTAGCACAAGGAGCATCCGTAAATGACCTCGTGGTGGTCGTGGTATTTGATGTGTTCTCGGTAGCAGACACTGTAAGTAAAGCAGATGGTGGTACTTTTGATAGTGCAGTTACATTTGCAAATGGTGTAGAAGGTGGTGTTGTATTTAATGAAACAAGTGCAGATGTAGATTTCCGTGTTGAGTCAAATGGTGAAGCAAATATGCTTGTTGTTGATGGTGGAAATAATGCAGTTGTAATTGGGGAGTCTGCACCTGATACAAGTATTAGTGGTGGAACTCCTGCTTTTCAAGTTATTGGAAGTGCATTTGATTCTTTTATGTCTTTGACAAGAAGAGTGGCATCTGCTTCTGCACCAGTTCTAGCATTAACAAAAAGTAGAAACACAAGTGTAGGTTCTCATACTATAGTACAAGATGGTGATACAATAGGTGAAATTAACTTCTTTGCAGATGATGGAACAGACTTTGATTCAAGGGTTGCAACTATAAAAGCTCAAGTAGATGGTACTCCGGGTGCAAACGACACCCCGGGCAGATTAGTTTTTATGACAACAGCAGATGGTTCAAATTCACCAACAGAGAGACTCAGAATTGATGATAGTGGCAATGTTGGTATAGGTGAAGCTAGTCCTGATACTCCTTTACATATTACTTATACAAAAGATGTGGGATACACTATAGACAATTTTACTCAAGAAGCTAATTGTGGTTTAAAACTTGAAAACAATAGTACAACTGCTAATGCCATGTCTATTATGCAATTCAGAACTGGTAGTGGTGCTGATATGTTTTTTGGCATTGAACAACAAAGTGCTAATGCTGGGGATTTTGTTTTTGGTAATCAAAATACAACAGATTTAGAATTAATGAGAATTAAATCTGATGGTCGTATTGGAATAGGTGATAGCACACCTACAGCAGGTGTTGATATAGCTTTTGATACTCAACAAGTTCATTGTTTACAACTTAGAAACAGTAATTCTTCTACTGGTGGTGGTAAATATATACAATTTGCAAAAGCGAATGGTGATTTTACTGGAAGTGTTACTCAATCTTCAGACCAAAATACAGTTTCTTTTAATACAAGTTCTGATTATAGGTTAAAAGAAAATATAACTGATTTAACTGATGCAACAACAAGACTAAAACAATTAAAACCAAGAAGATTTAATTGGATTGCAGATGAAAATAATACAATAATAGATGGTTTTATTGCACATGAAGTATCTGATATTGTTCCTGAAGCAATAACAGGTGTAAAAGATGGCACACAAGATGTTGGTACAATCAAAGATGAAAATGGTAATGTTTTAGATACTGATGCACCTGAAACTAGAAAAAAAGATAAACAAACATGGACAAAAACTGGAACTAAAAATGTGTATCAAGGCATAGACCAAAGCAAACTTGTGCCTTTACTCGTGAAGACCATACAAGAATTAGAAGCTAGAATTACAGCATTGGAGAACGCAGAATGACCAAAGCAGCAGAATTAGCAAAGATGGGTGAAGTCCTAACCAATGGTCAGATTGGTGGGCGAAGGAATTTGCTTTTTAACGGAGCAATGAATATTGCACAGAGAAGCACAAGTCTAACTGGTCAAGGTGCTTATCCGGGAGGTTATCTAACTGTAGATAGATGGAAGTTTGTAACTAATAATTCGGCAGGAAGATTTACTGTTACACAAGAAGCAATCACAGACCTTCCGGGATTTTTAAATTGCACTAAATTAGATTGCACAACAGCAGATACCTCTATCGCATCAGGAGAATATTTATTATTCTCACAATATCTTGAAGGACAAGACCTTCAACAAATAAAAAAGGGTACAAGTGAAGCTGAAAAAATTACATTATCTTTTTATGTGAAGGGCAATGCTTCAGCAACATATACTGCTGAAATAGAAGATAGTGATAATTCAAGATATAATTCTCAAGAATTTTCTGTAACAACAAGTTGGAATAGAGTTGTTTTAACTTACAATGCAGACACTACAGGAGCATTTGATGATGATAATGCTGCATCTTTAAGATTAAATTTATGGATTCATTCAGGTTCAGATTTTAGTAGTGGCACACATACTAGCAATGCTTGGCACACAACTGCTACTCAAAGATTTGGAGACAATTCCAACTCTTTTTATTCGAGTACAGACAATACGTTTTTTATTACTGGAGTACAACTAGAAGTAGGCTCACAAGCCACACCATTTGAGCATAGGTCTTTTGCAGAAGAACTAGCTTTGTGTCAGAGGTATTTTTTTGTTCTTGCTAAAGGAAGTGACCATGCGTACGAAAATGTTGGTAATGCATTTGGACACAGTGCTTCTCAAATGGAATCTGTAATAAGATATGGTCCTAGAAGTGGTATGAGGACAGCACCAACACTAGACCACCCCTCTGGTACTAACTATTATAAAGTTCTAAATGATGGTGATGAAGACCAGTTCAATAGTTTACAATATTATAATCCCTCTAAAAGGTCAGCCCTTATCTATAGGAATAGTATTAACATTACAGCTAATGGAACTTATAGATTTATTATTAATAATGCGTCTGCACATATATACTTAGACGCAGAATTATAGAAGGAATGGCAAGCATGATGAATATAACAAAAGCAAAATACCATAAATATGGAGAAGTTAATTCGTGCATAGAAGCAACTATAGATGGAAAAATGTTAATGATACCATTTGACCCTGACAACAGACACTACCAAGCAATACAAGAATGGGTAGCTGAAGGCAACAAGATAGAGGATGCCGACTAACATGGAAAGCATTGACCCAATGTTATTTTGGAACATAATCCTGACTATGGTCGTTGTACCATTTGGTTGGGCATTTAACAAGATGTTCCAAGAGGTCAAGCGTATACAGATACTT